ACTTGATGCGCATTCGTGGCATTTGGTTTGTTGTTTTTGCTGTGTGCCACGTAGCAGTAAGTCTGCTCTTTAAGTGAAACATCCGTGTTGTTCACACGTTAAATTATGGACCTCTGTCAGCCATTGACATAAAGATTTGGCCACCTTAGCGCTATGGAAAGCGTGACTACGAGGCGCTCTAAGAGCGAGACTCGTAGTACGGTGCCCGCCACCACAAGTGGCGGTGATGCGAGCTTAATGGCTCGCGGTGCTGGCCGTAGTGACCAGAGTGGTTTTTCGAAATCCACGACGGGCCCCCGTAAAGGTGGTGACCGCAAGGTGTGTGATGTTGAACAAGATTTTCAAGATTTGGTTGACTTTGGGGTCCCGAATCTTGTTGTTTCTGGTGCCTCTGTTGAGGCACGTAAATCTGCTATGCGCCGTCGTCGTCGTGAACGTGAAGAGCGACGACTTGAGCGTCACTTTCAGCGTGAGTTGGGCAAGTTGAGGTTTAAACGATCGCAACGTGCTAGGTCACGTAAGGAGGTAATACTCGGGCTTTTGGCTTCCGATACTGATGTGGCCAATCCTGGCCCAATGTTTTTCCAAGATTGGCGACCTGAGTGGTCCAAGGTATACACGCCGCGGTTTTATTTGTATGTGCAGCAGGCTTGTTTGCCCATTGAAGTATTTCGTGTTGCCAATTTTGGTTTGGCGCAGTTGTTTGAGGGCGATGCTCGTGAGCCTTTGTTTCTTGGCATGGCTGTTTTTGGGCCGAGTTCTATTGACCCTGTGTTTAATTGGGTCTACATGGCTCGTAAGTGGTTTGTTGAGGATGCGAGCCTTAATTGGCGGATGTGGAATTTCGCCATAAAGGCTCGTGCGGCTTTTGCCTTGCCGCTGCAGCCGCGTTTGTTTGCGTTGCGTGACACTGAGTGGCGGCGCGATCTGACTTTGGATGGTGACGTTGAGTCTAATCCTGGGCCAGTAGCAGATTTGCATGCTTTGAAGACTGTTGTGTTGGCTACACGTGCAGTGTCTTCTGGGCTTGTCACTGATGTTCTTGACATGATGAACATGTTAGTTGATGTGGCGTTGGCTCCTGATGCCACTCAGGCCGCGATTCGATTTGCGGCGTATGGGCATGATTTTGTTCCTTATGTTGGTTATGCTGTCGACATGTGGAGCGAAGTTAATGCACCTTTTGTTCAGGCTGGTGGCTCGTATGCTGGCGATTTTGCATGGCGCGCTGTTATGGCGTCAGCGTCGATGATCT